GACAAAGCATCATTTATATAAATTGTTATACAACGCACCAAACCCGGAGATGACAAGTTTTGCCTTCCGGGAAGCCATGATGACCCAATTATTAATACATGGCAACGCTTTTGCACAAATAATCCGTGACGGCGCAGGGAGAGTTACTGCGCTATATCCGCTTTTATCCAACAAAATGGATGTACGCCGGAATGAGAGCGGTCAAATTTACTACACCTATTGGCGCGATTTTGATGATCCAAATATCCAGCGCGAAACAGGCGCGATTATTTTAAGGAAAGACCAAGTGTTGCACATACCCGGCTTGAGTTTTAACGGGCTGGTGGGGCTTTCCCCTCTCGCGCTTGCAAGGGAAACCATCGGTCTGACCATTGCCGCAGAGGAATTTGGCTCTGCATTTTTTGGAAATGGTGCAACACCGAGTGGTGTGTTGGAAGTTCCGGGTGAAACGAAGGCAGAAAATCTTGTTGGTTTGCGCGATGCATGGGATGCCATTCATAAAGGTGCAAACAACTCCCACAATATTGCCATTCTTACGGACGGTGCGAAATACCATCAAATCTCTATTCCCCCGGAACAGGCACAATTTTTAGAAACACGCAAATTTCAATTAAATGAAATCGCACGGATTTTCCGTGTGCCTCCGCACATGATTGGAGATTTGGAACGCTCCACCTACTCAAATGTGGAACAACAATCCTTGGAATTTGTTAAATATTGCCTTAATCCGTGGATAACGCGCTGGGAACAGGCCATGTGGCAGAATCTTATTTTACTGTCCGAACAAGACACGCACTATGTCAAATTTAACCTTGATGGCCTCATGCGTGGCGATTATGAAACCCGACATCGCGCTTATGCCCACGGCATACAAAATGGATATATGTGTCCCAATGATATCCGAAGGTTGGAAAACTGGAATGAAATTTCCGAAGAGGATGGTGGTTTCCTTTATATGGTAAACGGCAATATGGTCAAACTCAAAGATGTTGGCGCGGCGTACAGACAACGGCATGGGCTGGAGGATGGTGAAAAGCAAAATGAATAAGTTTTGGAACTTTGTCATAAATGATGTCGGTGAGCGAGTGCTTCGCTTGGATGGTGCAATTTCCGAGTCCACATGGTGGGGGGATGAAGTGACCCCTGCGGCCTTCAAAGCGGAATTATCTGCCGGAAAGGGTGACATCATTGTTTGGATAAATAGTCCGGGCGGCGATGTTTTTGCGGCGGCGCAGATATATAACGCGCTGAAGGAATATCCCGGAAGCGTGACCGTAAAGATTGACGGCCTTGCGGCATCGGCGGCCAGCGTGATTGCAATGGCCGGGGATAATACGATGATGTCACCTGTGGCCTATATGTTAATCCATAATCCGGCCACCATTGCTTTTGGTGACAGCGAGGAGATGCTCCGCGCAAAGGAAATGCTGGATGAAATAAAAGAGGGCATCATTAATGCCTACGAGCGGAAATGTAAACTGCCACGGGATGAAATTAGCAAACTTATGAACGATGAATCCTGTTTCAATGCTAAAAAAGCGGTGGAGTTAGGCTTTGCGGATGGCATTTTATATGCCGAAGGGGAAACGGAAGCCGCATCCGCGCCTGTTATGTTTTCCCACATGGCGGTCACCAATTCCCTGTTGAGCAAAATACCCAAGAACACACAAGCACTTGAAGAACAAACAGAACATAAAATAAATAATCCGGGAGGAGTCCAAGAAATGAACAAAATGCAAGAATTACGCGAAAACCGCGCAAAGGCATGGGAGGCCACCAAAGCCTTCTTAGAAAGCAAACGCAATGAGGCTGGCATTGTTTCCGATGAGGATCATGCGACCCATGAAAAAATGGAAGCCGAAGTTATGGCCATGACCCGTGAAATTGACAAACTGGAAAAGCAACATGAGTTTGATTCTAAATTTATTGTTGCCGCCATCGACAAACCCATACTTAACCAACCTACGGGAAGCCTCAGTGCAATAAATTCCTTCTCTACAACAGAGCGTGGCACAGGCCGCGCATCTGCCGAATACAACACTGCTTTTTGGAATGCCATGCGGAAAAATATCATAGTGTCTAACGATTTGGCAGTCGGCACGGATTCCCAAGGCGGCTACCTTGTTCCCGATGAATTCCATCGCAAGCTGATTGAGGCGTTGGAAGAATACAACATCATGCGGCGTATTTGCCGGGTAATCCGCACATCCAGTGGTGATTTGCAAATCCCGGTGGCGGCCTCTCGCGGTTTGGCTTCTTGGGTTGATGAAGCCGGGGAAATCCCCACCAGCGACAGTACCTTTGGGCAAGTTACGCTGAGTGCGTACAAACTGGCCACGATGATTAAAGTTTCCCATGAACTGTTGAACGACAGTGCGTTTCCAATAGATTCTTTCTTGGCTACGGACTTTGGGCGGCGCATGGGTACGCTGGAAGAGCAAGCCTTCATTGGCGGCGATGGCACGAAAAAGCCTACAGGATTTTTGGAATCGGCAGAAGTTGGCATTACAGCCGACAGCGACACCAATATCACTTTTGACGATGTGATGGATTTATATCACAGCCTTAAATCGCCTTATAGAAATCGGGCGGTATTTATCGCAAATGATTTGACCATAAAGGCTCTCCGCAAGCTGAAAGACAGCAATGGTCATTATTTGTGGAATCCCTCTGTTGTTTCCGGCACTCCCGACACCGTGCTGGGTAGACCGATTTATATGTCAAACTTCATGCCGCAAATTGAAGCCGATGCAAAGGCGATGGCATTTGGTGACTTTTCGTTTTACTGGATAGCAGACCGCACAGGCCGCACCTTCCAGCGGCTGGATGAATTGTTTTCCGCAACAGACCAAGTGGGCTTCAAGGCTACCCAGCGTGTGGACGGAAAGCTAATTCTGCCGGAGGTCGTGAAGGTACTGCAAATGGGGGTATAGGTCGATGTCGGATGGGCAGGGATTTAACTTGCTTACAAAAGTGAAGGCCAATTTAATAATAATCCACGAACAAGATGATGCGCTACTAAATCATTTTATAGAAGCTGCAATTAGTTATGCCGAAACATTCCAACACATACCTTCAGGAACATATACAGAAATCAAAATGCCCCCAACCACTGAGCAAGGAGTTATCATGCTTGCATCTCATTTTTATGAAAGTCGGGATGGGTCTACTGCTGGATTTTATGCCGACAGCACACAAGGCAGTCAGCAAGTATGGAATACAGTTCATACGTTGTTGCGGCTTAATAAGAAATGGTTGGTGTAAAAAATGGCACTCGGCAAAATGAAAACACCAATCGACATAATCGAAACCGTCCATAAAAAGGATGCCGCAGGCTTTGCTGTTGCAGAGGATACCATCGTGGCATCCGTCCGCGCCTACCGCGAGGACAGATATGGGAATAAATCGTGGGCAAACCGAGCGGCGTTTTCTACTGCCACAGTGCTGTTTCGCTTCCGAGTAATCCCAAATGTGAAAGTAGTTTCTTCCTATTATATAGCTTGTCTTGGGGAGCGTTTCAAAATCCTGTCAGCGGAGGATGTTCGTGGCAGGGGGATGTACGTTGAGGTACTGGCAGAACATATCGAGCCGACAAAGGGGTGATGGTTTATGGCACGGGCAGAATATAAACTTCCCGATGATTTTTTGGATAAAATTTCGCGGCTGGCAGACCGCACGGATGAAATCATCCCTCGCGTGTTAGAAGCCGGGGCAGAAGTTGTGCATGAACAAGTGCGGCAAAATTTACAGGCTGTTATCGGTAAAGGCATAAAATATCCATCACGTTCCACAGGGGAATTGCTGGGTGCGCTGGGTATATCCCCTGCCAAACTCGACCGCAACGGAAATTTTAATGTAAAAGTTGGCTTTGATGAGCCTCGGAGCGGAACTGCGTCCAACGCGCTTGTGGCAAGTGTTCTCGAACATGGCAAACATGGTCAGCCTCCCCGACCGTTTATGCGTCCGGCACGAAGTGCGGCGCGACACGAAACCATCGAAGCCATGAAACGGAAACTTGAGGAAGAGGTGGGGAACGTGTGAACATTTTAGAAGAACTTTCTCCTTTGTTGGAGGGGCTGGGCATAAGTGTTGAAACAGGCATATTTTCCGACATTGCGCCGGATGAATATGTTGTTGTCACACCAATGGCAGATGGGTTTCCACTTTTTGCGGATGACCTTCCCGAATACGACCAGCAAGAGGCAAGGCTGTCGCTTTATTCCAAGGGGAACTATCTTGCACTCAAGTCCAAAATAATCACGGCTTTGTTGGATGCGGATTTTACCATAACAGCGCGGCAATATATCGGGCATGAGGATGATACCAAATATCATCATTATGGGATAGATGTCGCAAAACTATATCAAATGTGAGGTGAATTTTATGGCAACTGTGGGCATGGATAAACTTTACTATGCGACCATTACAGAAGATGCCAATGGGGAAGAAACCTATGGCGTACCCATTTCGCTGGCAAAAGCCATCCGCGCCGATATTACCATCGAACTGGCAGAGGCTACGCTTTATGCCGATGATGGGGCGGCGTATGTGATTAAAGATTTCAAATCCGGGCGGCTGGTGCTTGGGGTGGATGACCTTGGAATTTCTGTTGTGCAAGATTTAACAGGCGCGGCTGTGG